AGGCTTATCTAAGATGACTTATGGTGCATATGCTGATATATCTAAGTTTGATACAATAGCAATAGATGATAATTGGGCTAAGATAATGAATATACTATACAGACCTGTAACTAAGAAAACGGGTGATATGTATTCAATCCAAACATATACAGGCGATGATAGCTACACTAAGTTTTTAAATGTACCTATGGATGTACACTTTGGAGCACTTTTTTTTTTATCAAATTTACAACTCAGCTTACTGAATTCTATCCTGAAATTTTCGATGGAGACGGAAGCTCTACGCAGCATCAAGCCAATTTTGCAAAGAAGTGGGGAACATATGGAGCGATTGTTGACTTGGCAGAAGGCGATATTCTCCGATTCGATAAAGTTGTAGAAGAACCATTAGAGAAATGTTTATTGTATCTCGCATTCAAAGCAGATAAAAACCAATTAGAAACCTTAATGCATAAAGAAATGCTGAAAGGGATTAAGTGATAATTATATTTGTTTTAATTAGTGTTATTACTTTTATAAAGAACACATTATGTCAGGTAGATGGAGTAACAGCCGTAACGGCAATTTAAGATATTCAGTAAACAGAGAGAATCAGAGTGGCATTTACATTGGACCAACTCGTGGTTTATCTTCTCCTAAGAATAATAGAAGAGGATGTCTTTGCTTAAATGCAAATACTTACGATGTTAAATGTTGTAATGGGGCTTTAATGGAGCAAGGAATAGGTTCAATACAATCACCAAGGAGAACCGGAGGCGGTGCATTTAGTGATGGTTATTCAGGCGACTTCGAAATTCCTCAAAATTAAAAATAATATAAGAATATGTCAGCAATATCAAAACAGGCTTTATTAGTAGATAATAACGAATCCTTTCCAAACAACAATTCAGGGCAGATTACTCCATCTGATTTAAGAGCATTCAATGTTAATGTAATCGATTCGACTGTAAACCAAACTGAATATACAACTAATAGTGGTAGTTGGAATGTTAGTATAAGTAATATAAACGCATTTACTGCATCTCAACAACCATCCTTTACTGCATTGAATTCGTTCACTGCATCACAATTAGGAATCAATACAGGCGTTAATTCATTTACACAATCAGCAACAGGTAGATTAAACAACTTAGAAAGTACAACATCATCTTTGAATGCATGGAGTTCATCTATAAATGAGATTAGAGATAATGGTATATTACAAGGATACTCTACTCGTTTATTTTTTGAAGGATTAGTATCAGCATCTATTGTAACTAACGTAGGTGGTAATATTGCTACTATTAATATAGAGCAAGATGGAACTAAATTAAATACATCATCTTTCAATTCATATACTGCATCTAATAATCAAAGTTTTAATTCATATACCGCATCTACTAATCAAAGAATAGATAGTTTAGAAGTGTTTAGTGGTAGTGCAAAAATATCTATTTCTGCATTAAACGCATTTACTAATTCAGTAGGGCCTATTCAAACAGGCTCATTGTTAAATACTGCATCATATAGTGGTACAACAATAACATATACAAAAGGAGATTCTACTACATTTACAAATGTTGGTATTCAAAATACCGCATCGTTCAATTCATATACTGCATCTACTGACAGTCGTTTAACTAACATAGAAACAACAACTGCGAGTTTAAACATTTCGGTAAGTAATTTAAACGGAAAGACTGGTTCATACGCAACAACAGGTTCGAATACATTTGTAGGAGACCAAACTATTAGTGCAAGTTTATTCGTTAGTGGAAATACTAACGTAGGATTCCTTAACATAGCAGATTTAGGTGGTATTAACTTAGCAGGTACGGGTTCAGGACCTATAACTTCATATGGTATAGTAACTAATCCATCAAATGGTGATTTAGTATTTAATACAAATCCTAACAATGGTAGATTGATGACATTCAGTCAAACGACTGGTAAGATGACACAATTCAATGGATTGTACTTTAATGCCGGAGATGGTAATTCTACAAATGGTGGTATTGATTTCTCTACATACTCTGGTAGTTTGTTCTTAACCCCATCAGGGTTTAGTTCTACTACGGCATCGATGTTGCACGTATCATCTTCATCGAATTTGAATAACGTAAACTTAATATTCAAAAATAGTAATACTGCAGCTGATACAATCGTAAGTGGTAGTAATAACATATTCACTAACCCAGCTGCAGCAACTGCAGGATTTAAGAGATATGTTGGTGGAGCTAGTAACATTTTTACAGCCGGGGCTTCTGTTCCACAAATAAGTGGAAGTATGGCATGGTCGCCATCAATGAATGGTAACATATTCTCACAAACACAACAAGCTCCATTTACTTGGAAAGGGCCTGTAAGTTCATCAGCATCTGCGGTTAACCATAATATTCTTATGGGTGGTACTATTACCTTAGGATTATCACCAACACTTAGTGCAGAGAAAGCCACAGCGGGTATTAATATGTTGGGTAATGCTTTATTTAATGGTAATATAAACTTTGTTGCTAGTAAAACTACATTACCAGCTGCAGCTACTATAAGTGGTAACTTACTATTTGGTGGAACTACAAACATTAATGCAAACTCATCTTCGATACAATATGCATCGAATATTGGTAATGGTAGCGTTACTGTAAATAACAACTCTACAATAGCGAGTGGTTCAATCATACCTTCTTTAACTCCAAGAGTGACACTTAATACATTATATGGAGTGGGGCACGTAGTTGATTTAGTTGGAGAGAACGTATCTACAACGCAAGTTAAACACTATTACGCAAACTTCTTAGCAGGAGCATTTTTATCATCATCAGTTGGTGCAGGAGATAGTTCAAACATAATTGGAACAGGTATAATTGGTAATAGTTTAATTGTAAGTGGTAGTTCAACTGTAGCAGCATCAAATACACCATTAGTACCAAATAATACATATGGTTCGCTATTTGTAGGTAGATTTAACTCTATTGATGGTACAAAAGATATGACTGCTGAAACTGTTTTCGCAGTTGGTACAGGTACTGCAGCTGCAAGAAAGACTGGATTCTTAATTGATTCAGGCTCTAACACATTCGTAGAAGGAACTCTTAATGTAAGTGGTAGCTCAACTTTTACAGGCTCGATAGCAACAAGCGGCTCTGTGGTAGGTAATGTGGTTTCTATGAGTATTGTATCATCTACTGCAAGTATGGATTTGAACAGCGGAAACTTCTTTACACTTACTTTAGTTTCAGGAAGTGCTACACATTTAGCAGCATCTAATATTAAAGCAGGTCAAACAATTAACTTATTAGTTTCTCAACCAACTATTGGAACAGGAAGTTTAACTTTTAATTCAACATTTGATTGGCCATCAGCCATATCATATAGTGCAACTACGAATACTGGCTCAAAAGATATTATATCATTCATTAGTTTCGATAGTTCAATATTATACGGAACTGCAGTTAAAAATTTACAATAATGAAATTTTTTCCATTCGCTTTTACGGGTAATACAATCACATCTGACTTATACTATGATGTTGATATTTTTGAATCATATAGTCCAGGTAGTACAACATGGTATAATATAGGTAAAACTAATACTAAAGTTTCTTATACAAATTTAAATGTAAGTTCTTCGTGGTATGGAACAGATTCAACTGGCTCTTACATAGCAGCACCATCCGGAGTTGATATTAAATTTAATGGTGGATTGGGAAGCCAACCTACCGTTTCAACTTATATTTACAAAATTAAGTTAAATGCATCGGTAGATGGTGAAAGATTTTTAGGTAGAGATGGTATTACAATAAATAAATATTGGGCTTCAGTAACCACCGGCGTTGAACCGCCTGCGGGATTATTTGGAGCAACCCAAACATTTAGTCAATATGCGAGTACTTTATCAGTAACGCCTACTATGAAAAATGAATATTTCTATATAGCTATTGTTAATTCTTATACCGGTCCAGGATATGGTTCTACCGACTATTTTACATCATTAGATAATTTTACTACACAATATAATGTTCTTTTCAGTCCAGGGAGTGGAATTGCATTTGCTTTAGATTATTTAGATTTTATTATAACAGGTATGGGCAAATTAAAAACTATTGGTGCATATGTAGGAAGAGCTTTAACCAGTCAGCAAATGCGTGTTTATGCACAAGATGGACCATTTGTATAAAAAAATAATTACTTTTTAAACAAACAATGTTATTAACAATATAAAAAACAAACTAATATGAATTCAAAAACTGTATTAAATAAGATACTATCGCTTTTATCAAAAAACGAAGTGATTTTAACTTATGCTAGATTAGCAGATGGAACAATTGTAGAATCAGCTACGTTCGATGTAGGTGAAGATTTGTTCGTAGTATCTGAAGATGGTAGTAAGACTGCAGCTCCAGATGGTATGCATGAATTAGCATTAAAAGATTCTGAAGGAAACGAAACACTTATCAAAGTTAAATCTGAAGGTGGTAAAATCGTTGAAAGAGAAAACGTTGAATTAGCAGCTGCTGATGAAGATACTGTAAAGGTAGAAGATTTACCTCAATCAGGTGAAATCACTAAAGCAGACGAGAAGCCTGATTTAAAGAATCAAGTAGCAAGTGGAACTTTAAAGATGGCTGAAGAAACTGATTCAGTTGAAACTATCCCACAAGATGATGAAGCTCCAATGAAAGAAAAGAAAACCGAATCTGAAGATGATGAGGAAGAACCATCAATCGAAATCGAATTGAAAAAGATGATGGAGAAAATGGCTTATCGCATTGAAGAGATGGAAAAGAAGGTGATGAAAATGGAAGAGGCTATGATGCCACCCGTTGATGAAACCGCTGTTGAAGAAGTTGCTATGGCAGCAGAACCTGATGAAGAAGAAGAAGAGTTACCAAAATTAGATGGTGCTCCAATCGATGAGGCTATGAAATTTTCAGCACAAAAGAATAATAAAAATTATGGTAAGAAAGTAGAGAACTCTCAAAGTTCATTCTTATCTAAACTTTATAGATAAAAAATATTTTAACTCATTTAAAAATTAACAAATGAAAGCAAAACAAAACTTCGCACTTCCTACAATTGACAACTCATCTTATCGTGGTGAGGCGGCAAGTGGATATATCGCAGCAGCGTTATTAAGTGCAAACACTTTGGACAAGAAATTGGTATCAATCATGCCAAACGTTAAGTACAAAAGTGTAATTCAAAAATTAGATGTATCAGGTATCGTACAAGATGCATCTTGTGATTTCGTAACTTCAGGTTCAGTAGCAATTTCAGAGCAAGTATTGACTCCAAAAGAATTACAAGTTAACTTGGAATTATGTAAGCAAGAATTCGTAGACTCTTGGGAGGCTATGCAATTAGGATTCTCTGCATTTGATGAAATCCCTAAGAACTTTAACGACTTCTTAGTATCTTACGTTGGTGGTAAAGTAGCAGAAGCAACTGAAACAGCAATTTGGCAAGGTACTGAAACTAATGGTTCTTTCGTAGGATTCCAATCTTTAATTTCTGCTTCAGTAGCAACAGGAACAGGCGCATTAGCAGCAAGAGCTGATGGAACAGGTGCAATTATCTCTGGTTCAATCACAGCAGCTAACGTAATCTCTAAATTAACTGATGTTGTTGCTACTATCCCTGCAACTGTTTATGGCAAAACTGACTTAGTACTTTATGTAGGTACTCAAGTAGCTAAAGCTTACCAACAATCACAAGCGGGTGGTACTTCAGGAGCAAATGGTTGGAACAACCAATTCAACGTTGGTGAAAAACCATACAACTTCAATGGTATTGAAATCGTATTGTGTCCAGGTATGGCAGCTTCTAAAGTAGTTGCAGCTCAAAAATCTAACTTATTCTTCGGAACAGGTTTATTAAATGATTACAACACCGTGAAGGTATTAGACATGAGCAACATCGATGGTTCTCAAAACTATCGTGTTATTATGAGATACACTGCAGGTACTCAAATTGGTATCGGTTCTGATATCGTTTACTACGGAGCTTACTAATAGTAACTAACTAATTAAATAAAGGGTGGTGAGAAATCATCACCCTATTATTAAAAACTTAAAACAATAAAGATATGGCTTGTAATTTATCAGCTGGAAGAAACGAAGTATGTAAGGAAAGCGTTGGAGGTATCCAAGGTGTTTACTTCATTAACTATACAACAGGTTCTTTCACTCATCAAACGCCTGGTGACCCGAATTCATTGATTACGGCAGTCCCATCAGGTTCTACTCTTTACTACTATGAATTAAAGGGTACAAGTGCATATACTGAAACTGTAAACACATCTCGTGAAACGGGTACTACATTCTTCTCTCAAGAGTTAACTCTTAATTTGAAGAAATTAACAAACGAAATGACTACACAATTGAAGTTGATGGCTTACGGTAGACCTCAGGTTATCGTATGGACTATGAACGGAGATGCATTATTAGTTGGTGAAAGAGAAGGTGCGGATGTAACTGCAGGAACTATTCAAACAGGAGGAGCAATGGGTGACCTTTATGGTTATTCAGTAACTTTGACTGGACAAGAGAAGCAACCAGCTACATTCTTATCAGGAAGTTCTACAACTAACGCATTAGGTGGTTTAACCGCTAACTACACAGTAGTTTACGGAGCAGCTAACTAATTCAGTATAGCATAAAAATATTAAGGGGGACTCTAATCAGTTCCCTTTT